ATGATTTTTAATAATAGGAGTGACTATGCCAAGTATTGATTTAAGACCTAGGAAGAGACATCCCAGGGATAAACGGCCAGCAAGAGAAATGCCTTTTGATGTGGCCTTACGTAAATTTAAAAAAGCCTGTGAGAAAGCAGGTATTGTACAAGAAGTACGAAAAAGAGAGTTCTATGAAAAACCTGCAGCTAAAAGAAAAAGAAAAAAGGCTGAAGCTATTTCAAGAGCTCGTAAACAACAACGCATGAACGATGCATATATTACCGCACGCGGTAGGAGAAGATAATATGTCTATAATGGATAAACTAAAAAAGAATAGTAAAGTAAAAGATACGGCTATTCTATCTGATTCAGCTTTATTTGCTGAAAAGGACGTAATCGTAACTGACGTACCAATGGTAAACGTTGCTTTGTCAGGCGATATTGAAGGAGGACTTACGTCAGGACTTACAGTTCTAGCAGGTCCATCTAAACATTTTAAAACTTCATTTGCTTTGCTGATGGGAGCAGCTTATCTCAAGCAATATGAAGATGCTGTAATGCTTTTTTATGATTCAGAGTTTGGTTCACCACAATCATACTTTGAAACATTTGGTATTGATACTAAAAGAGTATTACACACACCAATTACTGACGTCGAACAACTTAAGTTTGATTTGGTAGGACAACTCGAAAATATCGAAAGAGGCGACAAAGTTATAGTCGTTATTGATTCAATTGGGAACTTAGCCTCTAAGAAAGAGTTGGAAGATGCTCTTAACGAAAAGTCTGTAGCAGATATGTCAAGAGCTAAAGCATTAAAGGGACTATTCAGAATGGTCACTCCTTATCTTACTATGAAGAATGTCCCTTTACTTGCTGTTAACCATACTTATAAAGAAATTGGATTGTTTCCAAAAGATGTTGTAGGTGGTGGAACAGGTATCTACTATTCAGCAGATAATATCTGGATTATTGGAAGACGAAAAGAGAAAAAAGGTACTGAAATACAAGGGTACCATTTTATTATCAAAGTAGAAAAATCAAGGTTTGTAAAAGAACAATCCAAGATTCCAATTAGTGTTTCATGGGAAGGTGGTATTGAACAATGGAGTGGATTGCTTGATGTTGCAATGGCTGGTGGATACGTTACTAAACCAAATGTTGGTTGGTATGCAGCAGTTGATATGGACACTGGTGAAATCCTTGAACCTAAAGTAAGAGAAAAAGATACTCTTAAGAAAAAGTTTTGGGAACCAATCTTTGCAAATACAGACTTTAAAGAGTTTGTCAAAACATATTATTCAATTGGTCATAGACCAATGATTGATATCGACCTTGATATAGAGTCAGAGTAATGTATACAATAACTGATAAAGACTACACGTTAGTAGAAAATCCATCAAGTGCTTTTCACGGCGTTAAATTTAAAACAGGTACTTGGAAAGATGTTATAGTTGTATATGGACAAGTTGGTGTAAGGGAAGATGAAGCTCTTGACTTAGCAACTTTAAGTTTCAACTATACTATCCAAGACCCAGCTGATTTTAACGTTGATGAATTGAATGAAGATGAAGCATTTAAAAATTACTTAGGCGCTGTACTACAATATATAATAACAGATTCTTTAGAATACGCTAAAGAAAATAATTTATCAACAATAGGAATTGGAAATGAAGAATCAACCACCGACACATCTACTGAATCATCTTCTACATAACGAAGAATTCTGTAGAAGAGTAGTACCATATTTAAAGAATGAATATTTTGAAGGTACTCATAAAACGGTATTCGATTTAATTGTACAATTTGTAGGCAAACATAATAAACTGCCAACTTCTAAAGTTCTTAATCTTGAACTTAAAAAGGTCCATGCACCAGAAGATGTCCTTAATAATGCTCAAACATTAATTAATGAAATCAAAGATAAATCAGATATTGATACAGATTATCTCATAACTGAAGCAGAAAAATGGTGTAAGGAAAGAGCAGTTTATAATGCTATTATGGATTCAATACAAATCATTGATAAGAAAGATGCTACAAGAAGTGAAGGTGCTATACCTGAAATACTATCTGAAGCTCTTGGTGTTTCATTTGACCAACAAATAGGTCATGATTATATTGATAATAGCGATGAAAGGTTTGACTTTTATAATCGTAAAGAAGATAGGATACCATTTGATTTAGATTATTTTAACAAAATAACAAAAGGTGGTCTACCTAATAAGACACTTAACATAGCCCTTGCCGGTACTGGTGTGGGTAAGTCATTATTCATGTGTCATTGCGCAGCAGCAGTCCTTAATCAAGGAAAGAATGTTTTGTATGTGACTATGGAAATGGCTGAGGAAAGAATCGCTGAAAGAATCGATGCTAACCTTATGAACTTACCAATTGAATCTTTAAACTCATTACCTAAAAATGTATTTGATGATAAGATTGGAAAAATTGCAAAAGCCTCTGTAGGTAAACTTATTGTAAAAGAATATCCTACTGGCTCTGCACATACTGGTCATTTCAGAGCTTTACTTAACGAGCTTAAGCTTAAAAAGAACTTTAAGCCTGATATGATATATATTGACTATTTAAATATTTGTGCCTCAAGTCGCATGCGTGGCATGGGTGGAAGTATAAATAGTTATACATATATAAAAGCTATAGCTGAGGAACTCCGAGGCTTAGCAGTAGAATTCAATGTACCTATAGTATCAGCAACACAGACTACAAGGTCTGGTTTCAGTAATACTGATGTTGGGCTAGAGGATACATCTGAATCATTTGGTTTGCCAGCAACGGCTGATCTTATGTTTGCTTTAATCTCTACTGAAGAGCTTGAAGAACTAGGTCAACTGATGGTAAAACAATTGAAGAACCGATATAACGATCCAACCAAATATAAAAGATTTGTTATTGGTATAGATCGTTCTCGGATGAAGCTATATGATGCGGAAGAGTCGGCTCAATCAGATATTATGAGTGATATGGTAATACCTGATAAGCCGATAAATACGTTCGGAGATCGTGACTCTAAAGACACGTTCGCTGACTTCAAAATATAAAAGGAGAATATATGGATATTTTAAATATCGCAAAAACATGGGTACTAGCAAGATGGGCTGAAAGAACTTCTTGGGATGGAGGCGTAATCATTGCATTGTCTCTATGTTGGATCCTATTAGGTGGTATCGTAGACTGGTTAGCATGGCTAGCTTTGCTTTATGGTATCTTTACTTTCGTTAAATCAGAAGGTTGGAAAGACTTATAATAATAATATAAGTTACTATATTAGGGGACGTGTATCGTCCCCATTTTTTTCGGAGTGAAATGAAATGAATGTTAAATTAATTAGTCATAGCCAAGCGCCTAATCATAATGAAAGCGCTTTAGATCTAGTAGCATTTTGTGCTAGAGTAAGTAATCCAAATAATCAAGTAAATAAAGAAACAAGTGAAAAACTTGTCAAGTATCTTATTAAACACAAACACTGGTCGCCATTAGAAATGGTATCAGTTTGTTTAGAAATTGAAACAACTCGTGATATTGCTCGTCAAATTTTACGTCATCGTAGTTTTTCGTTTCAAGAGTTTAGTCAAAGATATGCAGATCCTACAAAAGATCTTTCTTTTGTTTTTAGAGAAGCAAGACTTCAAGATCCTAAGAATAGACAAAATAGTATAGAACTTGATCTTAGTGATATGGGTAAAGGTGGTAATAAAACACCTGAAGAAAGACTTGCAGAAAAGTGGTGGGAAAAACAAAGAGAAGTTATTGAAACAAGTCAAGCCGCATATGAATGGGCCGTCAATAATGGTATCGCAAAAGAGCAAGCAAGAGTTGTACTACCCGAAGGCAATACAGTCAGTCGCATGTATGTTAATGGCACATTGCGAAGCTGGGTTCATTTTATCGAGCTGAGATCTGGCAATGGTACGCAGAAAGAACATATGCTCATCGCTCAAGCGTGTGCAAAGGTTATAAGCAGCGTATTTCCTTATAACGAAATAATCTAAAAAAACTGTTTACTTTTACTGAAATTTTGATATAATAGTCATATCAAATACAGAAAGGATACACTAGTGCTATGGAAGATTATAAGGAAAAGCTTTTGAGCCATGATTGGTTTTATGATTATAGCGATGATCATCGCGTTTGGACTGCTGGTAAAAATAGTTTTGCTCAGTTAAAAGAAATGCAAAAGATTTATGATCCACATTATTTTATCTGGAACGAATACTGCCCAGATCAATTTATTGTAAAATCATAAC